AATAGAATTTAAAGAAAACGGAACAGTAATTGCAAGAGTAAACGATGGAGTAAACTATGTAACAGGAAGTAGTCAAACAGTAACAAATATAGATAGAACAGCGCCAACAAGTGCAACATTTACGTATACAAAAACAAGTAAGAGTATAACAGTAACAGCAAGTGGAACAGATAGTGAATCAGGAATATATGGATATCAATTTAGTAAAGATAATGGAGCAACATGGACAAGTGTTCAAACAGGAAAAACATATACATTTGATAAATTAACAACAGGAACATATACAATAAAAGTAAAAGTAATAAATAATACATACAATAATGAAGGAATAAATAGTTTAAACTCAAAAGACAGTATATCAGAAGCAGTACCAACAATAGAAATAACAAAACCAATATATGCGATAGATAAAACAGGATGGTCACAAAGTAAAGTAGTAACAATCACATATCCAGCAGGATATACAAATGAGTATAGTTTAGATAGTGGATTAAATTTTGTTCAATATGAAAAAGGAATAGAATTTACAAGTGAAGGAACAGTAATCGCAAGAGTAAATGACGGAACAAACTATGTATCAGGAAGTAGTCAAAGTATAACACAAATAGATAGAACAAAACCAACAAAGAGTAGTTTAACATATGAAATGACAACAAAGAGTATAACAGTAACAGCAAGTGGAACAGATAGTGAATCAGGAATATATGGATATCAATTTAGTAAAGATGATGGAGCAACATGGACAAGTATCCAAACAGGAAAAACATATACGTTTAATAATGTAAAAACAGGAAGTTATAAATTAAAAGTAAGAACAGTAAATGGAACATATCAAAATGAGGGAATAAATAGTTTAAACTACTTAGATAGTAGTACATATAATGTATCAACAACAGCACTATGTTCTCCGACATATACAATAACACCATCATCAGGATGGGCGCAAAGTAAGAAAGTAAAAATAACAAATCCAAGTGGATGTCCATCAGGAACGTTAGAATACAGTTTAGATGGAGGAACAACATTTAAAACATATAGTAGTGAAGTAACATTTACATCAAATGGAACAATAATAGGAAGAATAACAGATGGAGTAAACTATGTAACAGGAAGTAGTCAAACAATAACAAGTATAGATACAACAGCACCAACAAGTAGTACATTCTCTTATACAAGAACAAGTAAGAGTATAACAGTAGTAGCAAGTGGAACAGATAATGAGTCAGGAATCTATGGATATCAATTTAGTAAAGATGGAGGAACAACATGGACAAGTATCCAAACATCAAATAGTTATACATTTAATAGTTTAACAAGTGGAACATATAAAATAAAAACAAGAGTAATAAATAAAACATACACAAATAATGGATTAAATAGTAAGAGTTACTTGGATAGTAGTTCACAGGATGTATCTCCAATAGTAATGACTGCACCTACATATTCAATTACTAATAGTACAACATCAAATTCTAAGATAGTAACCATAACATATCCAAGTGGATATAATTATGAATATAGTTTAGATGGTGGAAAAACATGGAAGACTTCAACATCAACTACTAAAAAAATAGAATTCCAAACAAATGGAACAGTAATAGCAAGAGTAAATGATGGAGTAAACTATGTTACTGGAAGTACTTATACAGTAAGTGGAATAGATAATACACCAATTGGAACAATACTAATTTATTCTGGTAAAACAATACCATCAGGATACTTAGAATGTAATGGTCAAGCAGTCTCAAGAACAACATATAGTAAATTATATTCAGTAATTGGAACAACATATGGAAGTGGAGATGGAAGTACAACATTTAATTTACCTAATTTATCAGGTAGAGTAGCAGTTGGAAAAGGAACTGGAACAGATACAAATTCAACATCTAAAACATTCACTCAAGGATTAAAAGGTGGAGAATATTCTCATGCATTATCTGTAGCAGAATTACCAAGTCATACACATACTTATACAGGAAGTGCAAATACAGTAGGAAATAATAGTGCAAGTATGACAGCATCTTTTGCAGGAAATACAGTAACAGTATCAACGGATCCAGGACATACACATAGTGTAACAAATCGTTTAGGTGGAGGAGATTTTACAGTAGCAAGTGGTACAGGTTCAGGAATTTCTGGAATTCCAATGAATAAACCAGGCTGGGCATATGATTCAATTAAATTTTCATCAGCACATTGGTTTATGGGAATTTATTATTTTGATTGGGCTGGAGACCATAGACATTATTTCTATTTTTCAGGTTCCGTTTCTATAAATTATTCGCATAATCATGGTATACCTACATTAACTGGATCAAATTCAAGTACTGGAAGTGGAAGCAAGCATAATAATATTCAACCATATGTTACAGTACCATATATTATAAAATATTAAGGAGGTCAAATTATGAAGAAAAGAAAATTAATTTTATATTTATTAGTACCTATATTTGGCTTCCTTTTAGGTACTAACTTGATAAGTAAAGTTCCTAATGTAAAAGGAGCCAGTGCTAATACACTTACTAATGCAATAATAGGTAGTATTCAAATATATAGTGGTACTTCAGTACCAACAGGATATTTAGAGTGTAATGGTCAAGCAGTATCAAGAACAACGTATAGTAAGTTATATGCAATAATAGGAACAAAGTATGGAAGTGGAGATGGAAGTACAACATTTAATTTACCTAATTTATCAGGAAGAGTAGCAATGGGATCTAGTAGTTCATATACAATTGGTAGTAAAGGTGGAGAATACACTCATGCTTTAACAGAAACAGAAATGCCAAGTCATACTCATACATTTACAGGTAATCAAACAACTACAGGTTCAACAGCTAATTTAAGTGGTAGTGCAAGTTTTAGTGGAAGTTCTACACCATCATCAGCAGATGGAAGTCATTCTCATAACATTGTATCAAATACAGGTAATACAGATTTTATAGTAGGAAATTCAGTCGGACAATCTAATAAAGCGATTATTCCATTAGGTGCATCTGCTTGGGGAAGTCACGGATCTGCTCATTGGTTTACAGGTGTTTATTCTGCTGCGGCAGGAGGAGCTCATGCTCATACAGTAACACCTTCAGGTACTATATCTGTTAGTGATACTCATACTCATGATGGTGGTACAACATCTGGTACTAACTCAAATACAGGAAGTGGAAGTAAACATAATAATATTCAACCATATAATACTGTTATGTACGTTATAAAATATTAGGAGGTATTATGAAAAAAAGAAATAAATTATTAATTTTTGGATTATACTTAATAAGTATTAGTTTAGGAATTGGATATCAACTGAAGAAAAATATAGATTCCGTATCTGCAGAAGAATCTGTTGAAGTATATCAAGGAACTATTTCATCTCCTATAGTAGGTTCTATTCATGCTTATAGTAGTGAAACAATACCAACAGGATATTTAAAATGTAACGGACAAGCAGTCTCAAGAACAACATATAGTGCATTATATGCAGTAATAGGAACAACATATGGAAGTGGAGATGGAAGTACAACATTCAATCTTCCAAATTTAAGTGGAAAAGTAGCAGTAGGAACTGGTACTGGAACAGATTCAAATAATACATCAAAAAGTTTTACAATTGCTTCAACAGGAGGAGCAACAACACATACAGTAACAACAAGTGAAATGGCTTCCCATACACATTCTATTAGTTTAGGAAATAGTAAATCAACAACTGGAAATAATTCAGCAGGACAATCAGCAACATGGTATCCTGGAACAGATCATACATCTTGGAGTGGAAGTCATACGCATAATTTCACTAGCATTACCGGAACAGATTTTACAGTAGCAAGTGGAACTGGATCTGGATCATCTGGTATATATATGGGTATTTCTGGATCACAGGGTAAACAAAATGGAACTATTACAAATGCACATTGGTTCTCACATACTGGAAATGGTAATGGTGTTTATGGTAGTTCAACTGTTGCAAGTCATTCTCACACAGTAACTCCATCAGGATCAGTAAGTGTTGGAAATACTAGTCATACTCATACAATTAAACCAAATGGATCTAATGCTAATAAAGGTGGAAGTGGAGCTCATAATAATGTTCAACCTTATACAGTTGTTAATTATATAATTAAATATTAAAGGAGTGATAATATGAAAAAGAAAATAATAATAAGTTTAGTAATGTTATTAAGTGTAGGAATAATAACAGGATGTGGATGTAATAAAAAGAAAGAAACAAAAGAAGAAAAGAAAACATATAACACAAATGAAGGTGTAATAGAAGATAAAGAAGTAGAAGGATTAAAATTAACAAATACATCATTAGTATCAACAAAAAATGGAGCAACATTAGTAACAGCAGTAACAAATCCAACAAAAGAAGATAAAGAAGTAAGAATATTTAATATCTATGTAAAAGATAAAGAAGGAAATACAATAGTAACGCTACAAGGATATGTAGGAGGAGTAGTACCAGCAGGAGAAACAAGAGAAATAACAAGTAATGTAGATATGAATCTAGATAAAGCACATAAAGTTGAATATGAAATATTAAAATAGTTTTAAAAACTATTTTTTTGTGTATTTATTGACATAAATAAATTTGTGTGTTAAAATCTTTTTTGAATTTAAAGAGAAAGGAGTGGGAAAATGAATAGAATAAATTTTATAGTTAGAAATAATATAGTAGAAATTAAAAGAACTGGAAAGTTTTGTCATTTTCCTGTTCCTTTTAACGTTTAACTACTATATGTAGTTTTTTTTATTAAAGGAGGTATATATGAAAAGTTTAAAAGAATTTAAACCTCTACTAAAATTAATTAAAGAAGATAAATTTAGATTAACAATCGCAACCATATGTTTATTAATTGGATCATTAACTTCAATTGCAACCGGTTATTTAAATGGTGCTGCTGTAGAATCTATAACAAATAATAATATTAAAATGGCTTTATTATATTTATTTATATATTTTATAATAAGTATAATATTTGGTGGGATTATTGAAATAATTGCTAATAAAACATTACAAAAAATAGAAAGTAAATTATCTAGAAAATTAGGATATTTTACATATTTAAAAACATTAAATTTACCAGCAAAAGCATTTGAAGAAAAGAGTTCAGGAGAAATAATCAATAGAATAACAAATGATGCTGATACATTAAGTTTTGTGTTTGGAAGATTAGTAAATATAATTAGTTCAGTAATAACAAGTGCAGTTATATTTGTATATGTAATTTGTAATTCATTTATAGTTGGAATAGAAATATTAATATTCTTAATTATATTATTTATAATTATTAGAATATATAATCCAAAATTAAAAAAAGCGCATGAAGGAAGAAAAAAGGGTCAAGATAAATTAACATCTTTAGTTAATGAATCAGTTAGAGGAATAAGAGAAATAAAAACATTAGGAATAAAAAATAATTTATTAGAAAATGCTAAAGAATATGTAAAAATGATATTTAAAGCTAGTGAAGATGAATTGAATATATCTAAACAATTTCGTATAATTACAACATCATTAAAAATATTATTAGAAGTAGGAGTTTTCTCTACTTGTGCAATTTTATTATATTATGATAAAACAACATTAACATTTTTTATAGCGATGACTTATTATGTATATAGATATATGTGGTTAATAGAAAATATAAATGATTTTTCAGAAAACTATCAAAAACTAGTAGTATCTATAAGTCGTGTAAATGAAATATTAGAAAATAGATTATATAAAGATGTAAAATATGGAACAGTTGAATTAAAGAATACAAAGGGAATTATAGAATTTAAAAATGTATCATTTGGTTATCCAAATGAAGAAACAACTTTAAATGATTTTAATTTAAAAATAGAACCAAATAAGAAAATTGCTATTGTAGGAAAATCAGGTCAAGGTAAAACTACTTTATTTAATTTAATAACAAGAATATTTGATGTAAATGAAGGAGAAATTTTATTAGATGGAATTAATATAAAGGATTTAGATGAAAAAAGTTTAAGTAAACATATTTCAATAATAAGACAAGAACCTTTTATATTTAATAGAACAATAAAAGAAAATTTTGAATTAATAGATGAAAATATAACATTAAATCAAATAAGAAAATATACAAAGATGGCTTATTTAGATGATTACATAATGTCTTTACCAGAAAAGTATGATAACTTACTAGGAGAAGGTGGAGTAAACTTATCAGGTGGACAAAAACAAAGATTATCAATTGCAAGAACATTAGCAAAACAAAGTAAAGTAATTCTTTTTGATGAAGCTACAAGTGCTTTAGATAATAATTCACAAGAATATATAAAAAAAACAATCGATAATTTAGTAAAAGATCATACAATTATAATAGTAGCTCATAGATTATCAACAATTATGGATGCTGATATAATACATGTAGTAGATCAAGGAAAAATTATTGCAAGTGGAAATCATAAAGAATTAATGAAGAACTGTAAAATTTATCAAAATTTATATGAAACAGAATCTTTAAATTCATAAAAAAGTATTTTAAATACTTTTTTTCTTTAATTGACAATAAAATATAACTATGTTAATATAAATCCACTTTATTGACAATGAAATGTCAATATAAAATATAAGCATTATTATGAATATATTAATTTAGTAAAAAATTTGATATAATTAGTTATGGAGATGATACAATGATACAAAAACCTAAAGGAACATATGATGTATTTGGAAGTTACGGAAAAAATATAAAATATGTAGAAAAAATAATAGAAGCTTTAATGCAAAAATATAATTATGAATATGTAAGAACACCAATATTTGAATCAAGCAATTTATTTCATAGAGGAGTAGGAGAAACTAGTGATATAGTATCAAAAGAAACTTATGACTTTATAGATAGAGGAGATAGAAATATGACTTTAAGACCAGAAGGAACAGCTGGTGTTGTTAGAAGTTATATTGAAAATAAAAGATATGGTGAAGCTTCATGTCCGATTAAAAATTGGTATTATGGTCCAATGTATCGATATGAGAGACCACAATCAGGTAGATTTAGAGAATTTTATCAATTTGGTGTAGAAGTATTTGGTAGTTCTTCACCAATGCTTGATGCTGAAGTAATAAGTATTCCTGTTAATCTATATAGAATATTAGGATTAAAAGGAATAAAAGTTAAAATAAATTCTTTAGGTGATACTGAAACTCGCAATAATTATAAAGAAGCATTATTAAATCATTTTAAACCATATTTAGATACTTTATGTAGTGATTGTAAAGAAAGATATTTAAAAAATCCACTTAGAATATTAGATTGTAAAGTAGATCATGATTTAGAATGTATGAAAACAGCTCCTAAAATAATAGATTATTTAACAGAAGAATCAAGAAAACACTTTGATAAAGTACAAGAATATTTAAGTTTATTGGGAATCGATTATGAAGTTGATCCTAATGTTGTAAGAGGACTTGATTATTATACAAATACAGTATTTGAAGTAGAAGCAGATATAAAAGATTTTGGAAGTAATAATGTATTATGTGGTGGAGGAAGATACGATAAATTAGTAGAAATACTAGATGGTCCAGAAACAAAAGCAGTTGGATTTGCTTTAGGTTTTGAAAGACTTTTAAATGCATTAGAAAAAGAAGAAATAAAATTAGATGTTGATACATTAGATATATATATAATACCAATGAGTGAAAAAGAACAAGCTTATTCATATACATTATGTCAAGATTTAAGAATGAATGGATTTAGTACAGATATAGATTACATGAATAGAAATATAAAAGGTAACTTTAAACAAGCAGATAGATTAGAAGCTAAATACATAATTATAATAGGTGAAGAAGAATTAAATAATAAAGTATTAACTATTAAAGATAATAGAGATAAAAAAGAATATAAAGTAAAAGAAGAAGAATTAATAGAATTTTTAGATGAAGTAATGAGTGAACATTAGAAAGGAACAAATATGGAAAGATTGTATATAAAAAATTTAAATGAACATTTTGATGAAGAGATAGAAATACAAGGATTTGTAGAAAGTGTTAGAAATTTACAATGGGTACAATTTGTTATTATTAAAGATGTAACAGGAAAAGTACAAGTAACAATAGAAAAATCAGAAGAAGCAAATAAAGAATTAGTAGAAATAGTAGATAATTTAACAGTAGATAGTACAGTAAAAATAAAAGGTAAATTATTAGAAAGTCCTAAAGTAAAATTAAATGGAATGGAAATAATTCCAACTAGTATAGAAGTAACAAGTAAAGCAAGTGAACTTCCATTTAATTATAAAGATTTAAATAATGTAAATTTAGATACAAGATTAGATTATAGATTTATAGATTTAAGAAATGAACAAAATGCTTGTATATTTAAAGTACAAAGTTGTTTAGTGAAATATTTAAGAGAATATTTATATAATAATAAATTTACAGAAATACATACACCTAAATTAATAGGTGCAGCTAGTGAATCAGGAAGTGAAGTATTTGAAGTTAAATATTTTGATGATAAAGCTTATTTAGCACAATCTCCACAATTTTATAAACAAATGGCAATGGCTTCAGGATTTGATAGAATATTTGAAGTAGCACCATGTTTTAGAGCAGAAAATTCTAACACTAATAGACATGCTACTGAATTTACTTCATTTGATTTAGAATTTAGTTATATAAATGATTTTAATGATGTTATGAATTTAGAAGCAGAAATGCTTACATATGCATTTAAAAACTTAAAAGAAGAAATGGGTGAAGAGATAAAAGAAAAATTTGGTATAGAAATAAATGTACCAACATTACCATTCCCAACAATGACATTAAAAGAAGTATACGCTGAATTAAAGACAAGATACAATTATGAAACAGAAGAACAAAATGATTTAACAACAGAAGCAGAAAAATTATTAGGTAAATTAGCACAAGAAAAATTTAATCATGAATTTGTTTTTGTAACAGATTTCCCAGCTGAAAAAAGAGCGTTCTATCATATGAGAGATGAAAATGGAATATTACAAGGATATGATTTAATTTGGAGAGGTGTAGAAATAACTACAGGAGCTCAAAGAGAACATAGATATGAAGAAATAGTAAAAAGTGCTAAAGAAAAAGGATTAGATGAAGATGTTAAATTCTATTTAGAATTCTTTAAATATGGTTGTCCTCCACATGGTGGATTTGCAATTGGAGTAGATAGACTTACAATGTTATTGTTAAGTATTCCAAGTGTAAAAGAAACACAGTTCCTATTTAGAGGACCAAGTAGAATTAATCCATAAAATCAGTTTTAAAACTGATTTTTTTTATTAAAATATTAATGTGAAAAAATTGTGAAATAATAGTTGAAAAAACTATTATTTTGTTGTATTATTAAATATAAGGTAGTGTAAAATAAATGTAAGCGATGGAAGAATCAATTTAGGAGTTGAATATGTATGAAAAAATCATTAATAAATAAAAAAGGATTTACATTAGTAGAATTATTAGCGGTAATAGTAATATTAGCTGTAATAGCTTTAATAGCAGTACCAATAACATTAAATGTGTTAGAAGATTCTAAAAAATCAAGTATAAAAGTAGGAACAGTACATTATATAGATACATTAGAAGATAAATTAGAATATGGAAAACTAAATAATGAAGAATTAGATTCAGGAATGTACAAAATAACAGAAAATGGTAATATAGAAGTAAATGGTGAAGAAAAAGAATTATCAATGAAAGGTACATTGCCAAATAACGGAACTATATGTGTAGATGATAGAGGATTAGTAGAATCATATTCAGTCGTAATAGATGGATATGTAGTAACTAATACAACTGGGACACAAAAAATAGAAGCGGGAACAACTCCAAAAAGTTTAACATGTAATGTAGCAGAAGAAACAGTAGAAATTGTAATACCAGAAAATGGTGCAGTATGTAGTCAAAATAAAATTGTAGAAATAATATATCCAGAGTATGAAGAAATAGCAAAAGAATATAGTTTAGATAAAGAAAAATGGGAAAAATATACTGGTCCAGTAACAATGACAAAAAATGGAACAATATATGCAAGACTAAGAGATATAAGAAATGATAAAGTAAGTGGAATAGCAACACATACATTTGGAACAATAGATAATACAAAAGTAACAAAAACAGCTCCAACATTAATATTATCAAATGAAAGACCAACAAGTGAAATACAAGTGACATTAAAACAAACAGATAACTGCGGAATAGATGAAAATACAATAATGTATGGAATAAGTACAACAAAAGATGGAGAATATAAATGGCAAAAAGAAGCAGTATTTAGTAAATTAAAAAATAATACAACTTATTATATAAAAACAAAATTAAATGATATAGCAAATAATGGAATAATAGAATCTGAAACAAGTGAAATAACAACTAGAAATTTTGGAACTTGTAATATAGAAATTTCAGATTATGGAAAATGGACACCAAGTAAAAATGTTACAATAACAGGTGAAACAGTATCAGGAACAACATTACAATATAGAGTTTATGAATCAAGTGTAAAAAAAGATACTGACTGGCTAGATATAACAAATGGTAAAAAAATTACATTAGATAATATGGCAACAGATGATGAACCAACAACAGTATATTGTAGATATGTAGAAAAAGAAAATGATGGAACAATATTAAATACAGTTGATCCAGCAATATCAAAAAGTATATCAAAAATAGATATAACAAAAGCAAGTTTAGTAACTGGAGATATAACAAAAACAACAAGAAGTATAACAATACCATATACAGCAACAGATTCACAATCAGGTATAGAAAGTACAATATGTGAATATGGAACAAGTACAAGTTATGGAAACAAAGGTGTAGTAAAAGATAGTAAATGTGTAATAGAAAATATTAAATCAGGAACAACATATTATTATAGATTAGTAACAACAAATAATTCAGGATTAAAAACAACAGTAACAGGAAATACAACAACAACATCAAGTGGATCATGTAATATAGAAATATCAGATGAAAATATATGGAAAACAAGTAAGACAGCAACGATAACAGGAAAACTTTCACAAGGTGAAAATTTACAATATAAAATAGTAAGTGGAACAACAATAAAAACAGATTGGACAACAATATCAAGTGGAAAAAAAGAAATATTAAATTGGGCAGCAAATACTGATATTCCAACACATGTATATTGTAGAGTAGTAGATGGAACAAATACTACAGATGGAACAACAAAAACACAAACAAGAATAGATATAACAAAAGCAGATTTAACAATAGGAACAATATCAAAAACAACAAATAGTCTATTAATACCATATACAGCAATAGATCCAGAATCAGGAATAAGTGAAATAACATGTGAATATGGAACAAGCACAAGTTATGGAAGTAAAGGTGTTGTTAAAGATAGTAAATGTGTAATAGAAAATGCAAAATCAGGAACAACATATTACTATAAATTAGAAACAACAAATAATTCAGGATTAAAAACAACAGTAACAGGAAATACAGCAACAGATTCACAATCAGGTATAGAAAGTACAATATGTGAATATGGAACAAGTACAAGTTATGGAAACAAAGGTGTA